TCCAATTGTTTTCTGCTTCTTGTTCAGAAATTAACAATGGTCTTCTTGTAGATCCTTTACCCATCTAAATCTCCATATTTTTAAATATATGTGTTATAACATCAACAGTCCATCCATTACCTAAATGATGTGCAGCCTGGTTTCTATTCAAAACTTTTGTATACCCTTCTGGAATAGTCATACATCTTTCTAATTCTGTTTGTGTCATATATCTACAGCTTTCTTGAGGAAGGTTTGTGTCTTCAAATACAAGAGTTGTAAATCCTGTTTTCCTATATCTACGAACCATTTTATCTTTACTTGTTAAAGGTCTTGAATCTGAAGATAACAAAGCTCTAGCTTTTTCCCTGTCTGTATATCCACTTTCAAGAATATTTTGTAATTTAATATTTTTATTTTGTGGTTGATTTACGTTAGGTATATTAGTCCAATATAATCTATTTCTTAATGCAGCCGATACTAAACTACTGTTAATTCTAATTGGCTCTACACCAAATAATTTACTAATAACATCTTTATCTTCTTGTTTCATACCACCAACATTTTCAAATAAAAAATATTTTGGTTTTGTTTCTTGAAATACTCTTAAATATTCAAAAAATAAAAAAGACTTTTGTCCAACCAACCCTGTTCTATTTTTCATAGCTGCTGATAAATCTTGACAAGGAGATCCACCTATTAATAAATCAATTCCTTGAAAATCATTACCATCACATTGAAATACGTCTGAATAATAATGTGAATTAGGATAATTAGATTTAGATACTTGTTTTGCTCTTTCGTCTATTTCAAAAGCATGGTACTCACAATCAATACCTAATCTATCTAAAGCAATTCTACCACATGAGATGCCATCAAATAAAGATAAAACTTTTATCATTTTAATCCTAAATAATTTTTATCAAATAACCAACCAATTGTTTTACGATGTGCTTGTTCCCAGGCTTCTACTTTTTCATTTCTATCTAACTCTTTATGATTATCTATCATATCATGGCATTGGTAACAAAGGCTAGCGATACGATAGTCATGTGCTTTAATTCCTGTACCTTTGCCATCACGTTGTTGATTAGAATGAGCTGCACATACTGTACCATCTTGCCTACCACACATAGCACAAGGAAACTCACGTACTATTTCTAATAGTTTTTTATTTCTGTAATTACTCACAGTTCCCAACTCCATCCTAAACCAGCAGCCCATCGTTCACAGTTCTCTTGATAGTCAGTCATTTCTTTAGTAGTAAGTTTTGTTGTTGACTTAACTAACTCAACTGCATTACCAGCAATTTCTGTTTGATAACGAAGAAACTTATAACCTAACAATTCGTGAACTGTGCTAGGGTCTTCACCAATGTAGTTAGCAATTGACCCATATAGCGACCACAGTCTTTCATTTTGTTCAAGTGATCTTACAACTTTTTCTTCAGTAATATTCACACGCCACCTTTTAGTTAAATCAAGTGCCTTAATTTTTATTAGTAAGTTTTCGTAATTGTATTTCGTCAAAACGAATCGAATCATATTTGTCATCCCATCCTTTAGATTTAAAAGTAACACCGTCTTTAGATGTTGCTTTGTAAGTGGCATCATCACCATATAATTTTTGAACATATTTTATAAATTCATTTATTGTCATCGTGGTGATTCTTTATATTTTAATCCTTTAGGGTCAAACCAAAAACTAAACTTACCTTCAAACTGATAGTTACGTTGCTTCTGAACAAAAACCATAGCATCTGGAATCTTTTTTAATTCATCTTCTGTTCTATCATTATTTTCTACTTCACGCTCTTTGTTTCTGTTCCGCCAAACGCAAATAATGTTATCGCATAAGTTTCGTATATGTGATGAACCAAGAATGTGAGTAGCGTCTGGAATCTCTGATTCATCTGCCATCTTTCTTGTATGTGCTACCAAGAATACATGAATTTCTAAATCTCTGCAAGTAACAGCAAGTCTATCTATAAACAACTTTTGTTTCTCATAATTATCTTCTGAAATATCTGACATCTTCATCAATGAGTCAATCACAAATACTTCTACACCTAAAATGTGTTTGCCCCAATACAATGTAGCTATCATATCTTCACTAGATGTAGAACCCATCTGGTCATAGATATATAATTTATCTTTTGCACGTTCACAAAATTTAGTTATAAATTCATCTGTAGGTTCTGGTGATCCTAAAGTTTGTGTAACCATACGAGCCAATGTTAATACAGGCCTCATTTCTAAACTAGATACAAGACATTTAGTTCCCTGTGCCATAAGAGACAATATAACTTGTGATAACCACATAGACTTACCATGACCAGATACTCCTGTCAATACAGTCAACTCACTTGGTCTTACCCTAAATGAATCTTCCGTTTTAATAAAGCCCAACGTTTTGCCACTATGTATTTCAGTGTTAAAATATCGCAGCACGTCATCAGTAAATACAGACGTATCTTTAACCTTAAATTCTGCATGAGCATATTCCTTTTGTTGATAGTAATCAGTAATAACAGACTGATTAACTGTTAATGACTCCATAGCATCACCTAGGTTCATAGTGCGTTATCCCATACATTTCGTTTAGGTGCGTTATCATCTTCCCATCTTTCTTGGTTAATGTAAGTTAATGGTGCTGGATTAAATCCTTCTTTCCATGACTTACTTTGCTTCATACTTTTTACATGAGAAATAATCTTATCTGCAATCTTATCTAAACCATTTCTTTGCCATTTAGTTTCACATGGCTTTCTACCTACTTTTCTATTAGCTGGATATTCTTTCCAAAAATCATTAAATCTACTAGGCAACGATATATCTGTCTCTCTCTCTGTCTCTGTAACCCCACTTTGATAGCGTGATGCTAGCATGATGCTATCATTATCAATAAGCCATTGATTTAATACAGATAAATGTTTATTCAATTCATCTTCTGATATTTGCAAGCGAAATGCTAGCGTTCTGCTATCAGGTAAATTTCCATCAACATCTTCTGATGCAATCAACCAAATATTTATTAAAACCCAAGCACTTTTACTATCTTTTAATGCAAACCAATCTGGATTTTTTAACAGATCGTTATGTACTTTAATCCATGGAGGACATCTATTATTATAATGCTGAAATTTTTTCCAGTTCCTAGGCATCATTAGTAATACCTCCAGATTGTTTAGCAAGAATATCTTTTATCTGATATGCACGCAACTCTGGAATAGGTTTATCTAAATTTTTAGACCAATGTTGCACAGCCTGTCTTGTTAGACCTAATGCTTTTGCCATTTGGTACTTTGTTTTAAAATATGAAACAGCCTCTTGATACGTCATTTTTATCTCCTTTATTTAACGTAAAGGCATATTAACAGGTATATAAATTATAGTCAACTAATATAAAAGTCGGATAAATACCCCTATATTAAAATATTTGTTGACTTTAAAATTGACTAGGAGTATAGTGGCTGTTCTAGTTTAGGAGTAAAAACAATTGCAAAAAAAGTTTACACAAAAGTTCTATTATGTGATAAAGTTGTTTTTAGTAATATTTTGGGGGTATTTTATATGGCGAATGGTTTAGAGCATATAGCAGAAATCTTAAAAGAATTAAATGCAGAATTAAAATTAGATAACGATAAATGGGAGAAAGCAAATGAGCCAACAACAACATTACGACCAAGTAATGATGGAGAAACACCAGAAAGAAGTATTAGAAACATTAAATTATGTAACAGGGGAGAAAAAGATGAGCATACACAGTAAATTAATGAAAGCAAGATTAAAGTTACAAGTAGCAGACCTTAAAAAGTCTGGTCATAATAAGTTTGCGGGATACAAATATTTTGAGTTAGGTGATTTTTTACCTACTATTCAAGAGATTTGTAGTGAGGTTGGTATCTGTGGAACAGTAACATTTTATACAGATATTGCAGTTTTAACTGTTACAGATATAGATGATGCTACACAATTTATTGAGTTTAAATGCCCTATGTCAAGTGCTGCTTTAAAAGGTTGCCATGACGTTCAAAATTTAGGTGCAGTTCAAACTTACTTACGTAGATATTTATGGACTAATGCTTTTGAGATTGTGGAGCATGATGCTATTGATTCTTCTGCAGGTGCAGTTATTAATATGAAAGATACTAAAGCGGAGGACTTTATCTAATGGAACAAAGATCAGAAGAGTGGTTTCAAGCACGACTAGGAAAAGTTACAGCTAGTCGTGTGGCTGATGTACTAGCAAAGATTAAAAGTGGTGAATCTGCGTCTAGACGTAACTACAAAATTCAGTTAGTAAGCGAAAGATTAACTGGGGAAAGGCAAGAAACATATATTAACCAAGCAATGCAAGATGGAATTGATAGAGAGTTTTATGCTAGGGAAAGATATGTGCAACAATTTGG